CCCAACTCCTGGAGTCGTTGTTCAAATAATTGTGATTTCATCTCACTGACCTCACGGGTATTTAAATATCTACATGCACACGGATGGTAAAAAGGCGATCGTTTGGTTCAATGGTCCTTCAGCACGTGATCTACATCACATCGCCGCACAGCCGTTGGAGATCGGATGCAATTTTATTGAACGGCACAGGCCAGTGCATCACGTGTGTGCCTATGATAGAGAATGCATACAGGCCATAAACCAGCGAACAGGCGTTCGATATTGGACACGGCATCCTATGAGGTCTGAATCTTGGCCAGCACCTGAATCGAGATACCAACCATTTGACAGCGGCACGTTGGCAGTAGTGGTAGCACATCAACTGCGTGTCAATGGCATCCACATCATAGGTTGTGATTGGCAACACACCAACGAGAGCGTGTTTGATTCGGAATATACCTGGAGGAACTATCAACCTAAAAAGGCCAGCCTACCCAAACAGAAACTGCTGGAACGCATCCACCTGTCAGTGCCCATCACGATCGTGACAGATCGGCCATGGAGGATGGCGGTCAATTTCCAATCATCAAAAGATTATTTAGAGTCTATTAAGAACTAGGCACTTCGGTGTTGTCGTCGAAGTATCTCCAAACGCCACCTGCGTAGTAGGCAGGTTTGGTCGCCGTGGAATCACCATCACTCAGCATCACCATCATGCCATCAGCCAATCCCGTGACCGCGTAGGCGGTGGCCCTGGTGATGGGATTCAACTTCACGATGTCCTCCACTGCCACTATGCCCGTGGCCGGATCCAGTGTGAGATCCGTTGAAGTGCTGGAATTGATCTCGTCCGGCATCTGCGCTGACGGTATCTTGGTTGACGCGTCAAGGCTGGCCACACCGTTGACGGCGCCCCTACCATTGATCACGTTCTGTAATTCTAAAAGTGCGTTGTATAATTCAACCCTGGCCTCCGCTGGTGAATCATCCGCGCTGTCAAGGTTTGTTGTTGTTACGTTTCCTACTGTGGCCCAAGCCATTGTTTTCTCCTTGTGTTAGTGTTATTTAAATCAATTGCCATCTGCCCAACTGCAGATCCGTCACAAATTCCTTACTGCTGGTGTGTGTTTCCAGGCACTCCCATCGCCTACGTTGGTACAATCTGTACTGTCCTTTGGTCTGTGATGCGAACCTTACCCAGGGTGCGATGTCTGGACCTTGATCACTCAGTCCACCCCGTGTGTTTGTGGCCGCTTCGTCGACCTTGTTGAGATCATAGTGTTGCGAGTCGCCTGAACCTTCAGCCCTGAATATTTCAAACGGGGAACCACTTGAGATGTAGGTCTCGCCCAGCAGGCTGTGTGCGATCAGAGGTATGCCGGTGATCTCGAATTGACTGTTATCTCCGTCACTCTTGTACACTATCATGGAACGTGGTCTGCTGACGTAATTCGTACTTGAACTGCTATCGCAACGAGGGTTGTCAAATTTGTTGAAGCCAGGAGGCATACCGCCTGCCCAAAATATCCTGTTGTGTTCTGGCGACACACTACTAACGAACCAAAACTTCCACGTGGCCCTGCTGACATCATTCAAACTGGTGTGTGTCACACCCTGTAGCCGTAGGAACAACTGGATGGATCTCAAGTGATCGGTCTCCATCTCGCTGTCAGCACTGATGGCAAAACTGACAGTGTCAGCACTGTCGAGTGGGAAAGTTGTAAGGAGGTCATCCGTGCCTGGTGTCGGGCTGTGACCATTCAGTCCATAAAATGCTATTATTTCCTGTGGCGTTTCGGTTGAACTGTCCGCACGTTCAATGTTTGATATATTAACATATAGAGTGCCATTTGTAGGCAAATCAAGATCAACAAAGACTCCACACACATCCAAAGATGAGCCTGTGAAACCTGTGGTAAAGGTTGTTATCTCGATTGGATCGTTCACATCACCTTTTGGTGTTGTCTTGAACTGCACTGTATCTCCGGAGTTGCCACCAAAATATTGGCTCACCGTCTGCTCGGCCAGTCTACCATCAGGCAGACCCGGAAATGGTGGGGTGCTCACAGAGGCCGGTCCGGCTATTGCTCCTAGCCTTGATATGCCAGGTGTATAGATGATTTCCCTGTTGGACTTGGTCTCCTTGATGTCAGCCACAGGATTGGCAAAGTTGACCACTTTGTGTCCGAGGTCCTTGATGTATGGGACACCGTTGAGGTCTGGTTTGATCAGATATCCGCCAACGTGTAATGCCAACGTTCTTGAGGTGCTGGTGTTGATCGGGTTGGTCAATCCTGAATCTGCGTAGAGTTCAACTTGCAAATTTCCAGTGACCTTTACAAAACTGATACCGTGTAATCTATGGCTATCGAATCCATTGACATCACCGCTGGTGTTTGGATAATGCCCTGGCTCACGGAACAGACCCGGTCTCACAAACACCTTGTCGCCGTCGCTTAGACCATGCGCTTCTTCGGTCCTGATCTCAACACCCTCGCCTGCTGAATTGTTGTCATAGATATCCACGATCCTGACCACGTTGCTGTTGGCCATCCTGAAATCAAAGTCAAATCGGTTTGAGGTTATGTTTGTACCTTCGAAACTGTAGATACCGCCTTCGTAAACAGTTGAACTGCTGTCAGTGACTTCATAATATGGCAGTCCCATGATGGGTCTCCTATCTTGGTCATCGTCGGTCGTTAATTCCTCAACGGCCACCGATTCATTGATGAGATATGTGATCTGTTTTATGCCCCTAGGACGCATACCTTGATTGTATTGTGAATTGCCTGAAAGTGTATCAACTTTAGTGGTATCTAGGAGCGATTGGCTTTCGGTTATCTGTTCCGCGGGAAGATAACCTGCACTTGGTAAAGTTAAACTGTAATTGGTACTGGACGTAGTGATCAAACCACTGCCAAACGGTCCATCATTTCTCAACTCGTTGACAGGATTGAGATCTGTGATCAATGCGTGTCTATTAGAACTTGATGCAGTGGGAGTCCAAGCGTTGAATTGAGTAGTCGCACCGCCTAATGTATCTTGCCCTTGTCCATAAGCACAAAGGAAACCATCTGTGGTGGCTATGTTCACGTCTTTGAAACCCGTGATCGGTGATCCAAATGTCAGAGTGCTAGTGGTAACCTCTATCTGACTCTTTGGATTGACCCACCAGTATGACCAATCACCCCAGGTCTGCGGTATCAACTTCAATTGCCTAGGTTTTGGTGCTGTCGATCCTTCACCTTCATTGAAGAACAACGCGATCAAGGTGTTGACATCCCAAGCCAAATTATCAAAACCGTCAGACGTAGGATCCATCTCGATCAACTGCCTGTCAGTGCTGACACCAAGGCCCTGTGAATGAACATTCTGGGTCAAGAACGCATCTTTTCGTATCCTGAAAGCATCAACTTTGGCACTCAACAGGTAGTCTCCCGTGCTGTTGCCACCTATGACGAAATTGTTTGATGTGTTGGTGATGCCTGCACTGGCTGACGTGGTGCTGTCAAGCACATTATTGATGTAAATCTTTATCTCGCTGTTGTCATACACTATCTTGATGTCATCGAAGTCGTCTACACTTATTGTTGCTGTAGATGTGATTGAGTTCAGTGTGGAACCGTCATTGTAATAGAATTTAAATTTCCTGTTGGCATCGACGGTGCCTGCATAATCAACCGTCCTGGTTGATCCGTCGTCGGTCAACAGGCCACCCTCGCCCGCGGCGAACACAGTGCCCTCGTGTGCTGTCTGGAAGTTTGTGGTTGACGTGCTGTCAGAGTCTATCTGTAGGTAGAAATCAATAGTCCAAGCGGACCTGTTTGATAACCTTAAAGCATCAGTGTAATTGATACGCCAGTAGCCAGAATTATCTGGCAGGAATTCTGTTGATCCACCGCCACCCAGTCCATTTCCATACGTGAGAGCCACTCCCCCAACAGATGTGATTGTGAAGTAAGAACCACTTCCGTTACCAAGGTCATCCCAACGGCAGTAGTCCGTTGGCCAAATAATGTTGTCGATGCTGTCTCTCCATCCTGATTGTATTGGCATTATATCTCTCCTGTGTCGTTGCTTTTTATCGTTCCTGGCGTTGTTAGGTCTGTGTTAGCGAAACTACCACTGCTGATAGTGCCTTGCTCATCTTCCATGTATTTCTTTGGATATGGCCAAACGTTGTTTTCAAATTCACCTCCCAGGAACGGTGTGTTTGTGAATGTGGTGTTGGTGAACGCACTGAAAGTGCCATTCTGTGATATCGCCCGCACACGCAGGTTGAATTTTTGTCCAAGGTTGAACGAACCGGTGTTTATGATCAACTCCTGGTTCTTTGTTATGCCCAAACTCTCGTAGGCGTCTTCCGCGTCCGTGTTCTTTTTCAACTGCACTTCGTATGAGTTTGATCCAGCATTGATGTTGCCGTCCTTCCAGGCGATAACCACATCCGATCTCTTTCCCTTGTCAAGCAACAACGATAAGGTGGTCTTCCTGGTTGTGGTCACACCCTGTGGTGCCCTGAACACGTTTGGGGCCGGTGATATCACCTGTGGTTTGGTGATGTTGCTGGTGATGAAATTGGTGTAACTGGCGATCTGATCAAACAGATTGGCATCATCGAAATCATAGGCATCTGGGTAGTGCCTGAATGCTGATATCTCGATGTCGCCGTACTGGTCTAACGTGATCTGCTGTAGCCTGAAAAGGTGATCTATGCTGAGCACCGCGGAGTTGACCCTGATGATGTCACCAGGTATGAGATTGGTTGCTGATTCAGTGGTCTTGAACGACACGCTCTGTTGTTGTCGGCTCTTCTTGACCAAAACCTTGGCGTAGTGTGCCGCGTGTGAGCCATTGACGATACCAGCATTGGTCACATTGCCTATCAGATCGATGTCGTTGTCCTGTCTCCTGAACGTGGCGTACTGTGTGTCTGTCTTCAGAGGCCAGACCACGCTGTTGCTCTGTGATCTATTCTCTATGTCAGTGTAGTTGAGTTTGATTTGATTGAATGTGTTCTCCAGTGCACCGCCACTGAAAGTGATGCCATCTACTATGTTGTCGTCCGTGAAAGTGAATGTTGAACTGTCCTTGAGGTCAGTGACTGTGGGTATGTCGAAACTGTTGTCGGTTGTGCCAGCGTTCTCTATGATCAGTTTGAACTTGCCATTAACGAAAGGCATTATGCCGCCTATGCTGGTCAGTATCCTGTTTATGTTCTGCAGGTGTGTCACTCCGGTGTCAATGGTGTACTGCCTGTAGTAAGGGGTGTTGGGATAGGTCAAGTCAAAAACCCTGCTGTCCGTGTCCTTGCCCACTATCCTGTTGAGCTTGACGTCCGGATACGTCGCATCACCACTGAACATGGTGCTGAATAGATTGGTGGCGAAGAAACTGCTGGTGCTCTCGGGCCTGATCCTGCCACAAGCCACCGCCGCGTTGATGAAACTGTTCTTGTCTATCTTGTTGATGTTTATACCGGCTCCATATCTGTTATTGAGCATGTAGTCCAACAGGTGCTCAACTGGATTGCCCGTGACGTCATATCCATCTAACCTGGTCTTGGTATGGTCGTATGCGCCTGGGTCTGTGACCGCCCCTACCGTTATCACTAAGTCACTGGTAGTGAAACCGGCGAACTCACTCTGTGCTATGGTGATTGTGTCACCTTGCTGATATCCAGTCTGTCCTGCGTTCCGCAGTGTGACCGTGGCGTTGTTGCGATTGTTGAAATCGTCAATTACAATGTCAAAACGTGCACCTGTACCACCGCCCGAGGTTGAATCTTGTTCCTGGTAAGACGTTGCAAATCTTTGCGTACTGGTCTTGACTGCCGTGGTCACTGATACATTGGCTATCTCGAATGTTTGATTAAAACTGATGTCATAACTGGCCGGCGCTGGTTCCGCCTCGACTTGATATGTGCCATTTAAAGGTTGTGTGTTCGTGTCAAATTCAAATCCTGGGGAGGAAGTCTTTGACTTGACTAATTTTGGTGTGTTCCTGCCCGGACACATTACCACCACCCTAGGTAATCCTGAGAAAGGATTTGTTAGGTTATCACCATTCTCGTCCGTGATCTCATCTTGTGTCCAAAGGAATCGCATCGCCACATACTGTACTCCCTTTAACTGGTTGTCATTGTCCCACTTACCGCTCTCTTTAAGTAATGAGGATGCCGGTTGGTCATCACTTCCATCGAACAATTGGAATTTTACTCGGTTTTTGAATCTACCCGTGATCACCTCATAGATCGCTGGCTGTTGTCCGCCATATCCCGCAAAACGCGGAAAGCCGCCAACGCTACTTTTGACCACACTGTTCATGGCCGATCTCACGTTTAATGCGTGAGTGTAATTTGATAAAGATCCAGTGGTTTTTGATTCTGTGATGTCCACCACGGCATCATCTATCAACATGTTCCACAATTTAGAACCATTGTGTTCTGCCTGTGACATGCCAAGACCTATAGCCCCGGCTATGTACAGATATTGGTTCTTGTCTCCGCCAGTGGCAACGAACACATTTTTCAATCCGGTCTCCACGTAGGTGCCGTATCTAACCGGAATGGCCTTGTTGCCTGGCGTAAAATCCACAGTAGTGGATTGCTCTATGCCGGCAGAAGTGTCAACATTGATGTCAGGTATGTCAAACCCGCCCGTGAATGGGCTCATGGCGATGTTTACCACCGCTTTGGCCACGTCAGTTACTGTGTCTATGGCCTTGTCAATGATCTTTTTAGGAGCACTAACAATTTTCTTGAATTGTTTCTTCAGCCACCCCATTACGCCTTACCCCACTGTAGGTCTGCCAACGTCTGTTGGGCGAATTCAAATCCTTTGTCATCCGTGAACACGGTCTGGTGACTCAGTGTGGTAGCGTATCCATATATGCTGGCCTTCTCGAAGGCACTGAAAGGACCCCCACACTCCAAAATGAACTGTGCTGATTTCTTGTCCGTTGAAATGTTGAAGGTGTTGATGAACCCATCAAAAACTTCAAACACGTTGTCTGATGAGAACGTGTAGTCCGCATCGATGATGACCTTTTTTATGTTCACACGGCAACCAACGAAATTTGCGTTCAGGATGTCCCTGGCGTTGTTGAGATCCACGCCATCGAACAGGACACTTACCTTTTCGTTTGTGGCATTGGTTGATTCTGTTATCGAACTGTGTCCAAAATAACCTGCGTTGCTTTCAAATGTTTCCCCATCATGTGTGAGGTCAACATCGCAGTTGGTGAACAGTAGATCCAGGACTGTGCTGTCCGTGCCTATTATGAATAGATTGCTGTTGTCCTGTTGTTTTATAGAAACAAGATCAAAAACTCGCCTGGTGGGTTGAGACAGTGCTGTTTGTGCCGTTGTAGACAGATCCCTGGTCATTAAACTTTCTCCGCTACGTCTAATTCATATTGATATAAATTGTCTATCCCTAACTTGAACTCCTGTGTCTCGTTGGCCAATCTAACCTTCACGGGCACGTTGTCAGATATGACGTTTTCTCCCGATGACGGTAGTGCCGTCAAAAGATTTGGGAAGATATCTATCGTGTTTGCCACGCTGTCTGCGAGTGTGACCGCAGCGGTCAGCATGTACACCTTGTCGTGATTTGAGAACTTTATGATGTCTCCGGCCTTGAGTGTGCCAGAACCTGTTGGCGTTACCGCTATCGTGCTGTCACCTATGGCCGCACTCGTGGTCACTGGCAATTTGGTACCGTCATTGACGAATGTGCCATTTGAACTGCCTATCACAGGTGGCACCACCGTGAACGTGTCAAAACTGCCACGTTGTGTGGTTATGAATGCGTTTATAGATCCAAAATCGTCCCTGGACAGTGGTACGCTCTGTAGAGTAAAACTCCAGAAGTGGCCACCTAGATCTTTAGTGAACACCTTGTTGGTCAAGGTCTCACTTGAGATGATGTTGTTGTTGCTCTGCCAATTGATTGATTTAAAATTTGTTGTTGGGAATGTTCCTGCCATTACGCAAATCTCCTTCCTTGTCTGTTCATCGCATCACTTATGAGATTAGTTATTAGTCCACGCCTGCTGGCCAGCAAAGTGTCGAAACCTGCCGCATCCACGGTGCTGATGTTGAAGTTGATGTTGGTGTCACCCATACGTCCACCCATGCTCTCGTTTGAAACTATGTTGCCCGCGGTGTTGGGCACGAACAGTTCTGGTCCCCGCTCACCCACAAGGTAAGCACCACCGGTGCCCACGTTGCCGCCCATGGCCCTGGCTCCCCGGTAGCCTATGGCACCGCCATTGGCCTTGCCCTTGCTGTTGCCGTAGCCCACTGGACCACCATCAGCGGCACCTCCCAGTAGCATCAGCAATAATTTCAATCCTATGGTCCTCTTGAGTTCGGTGTTGAGTTTGGCCTGTGCGTTCGCCTGCGCCAACACACCATTGACCATGTCAACGTTGAATATTTTTGCTAACTTTTGTAGGATGGGTCCTACTATGATCAATCTGATGAATCCACCTATAAGTTCTCGAAGTATTGCTTGGCCTATCTCACCCAATGCCTCTTTCAATGACTTGCTTCCCATTATAACATCAGTCAGTGCTGACTCCGTGGTGCTTGCGAAAGCTCGCATTGAACCAATCAGGGTTCCTATCGCGATGTTGTTGAGGCTGTATTCTTCAAGCAATTTAGTCAATTCCTTCTCGTAGTCTGATACTTCAACTTTTGTTTTCTTGAAGACTTGATTCATCTCCTTCTGTTTCATCGTCATGGTCTTGGACACGTACACACCTTCGCTCATTGCTTTGTTGTTCTCTTTGATGTCCTCTGTAACGGTCTGATAGCCCTCGTGGAATAATCTTAAATTTTCTATACGTTGGTCGTCGAGTATTAGTAGTTCCTTTTCTTTGAATATTAGTTTTCCTATTGCTGACGCCACATTCAATAAACCATCTACCACTTTTTGTAAGAATGTAGATGTTTTCCTTAACGCCTCGATCACAATGTTGAGCACCTCTCCGCCAAACTCTGTGAATAGGTCTATCACTTTCTGTATGCCAGAGTTCAATTCATTGTTTAGGAAGAATTCTTGAACAGCATGATAAAGGTCTCTGACCTGACCCACTGCTTTGAAGAACAGTGTGATCACTTTACCCATGCCTTTGACAACCAATCCTATTGTGCTACCAATGAACGTGCCTAAACCGGCCATCAGTTCTTCATTGGCTTCAACGAATTCTGTGACTTGATCTATGCCGTCTTTGAATGATGGGCTGAATTCATTTCCCATCCTGTCCGCAACATTCTTGAGTGCGATGCCTAGGTTACTGAATTTTGTTGATGTGTTCTGTAGTAGGTTCGCCGTGGCGTTACCATAACGTTCTTCAATGGTCTCCGATAGCGTTCGTAATATCAATTCCGTGTTGCCAGTCTCTTTACTGAACTTGCTTAATTCGTTCCTGGTTACACCTAATTTCTGTTTGAGGATGTCATAAACAGGCAGTCCCCTATCTTGTAACTTGTCAAACTCTTGTAGTTCAACTTGACCCGACGCCAATGACCTTGTGTATACATCTGTTAGTGCACTCAATGTACCAACCTGATCCGTGGTCACGGCCGCCGCATTGGAGAATGTTGTCAATAATTTTTCTGTTGGTTCTATCCCAGATGTTGCTAATTTGATGTATGTGGTTGTAAGGTCTTCAACGCCAAACTGTGTCTTGGTTGCGAATTTGCTGATTTGATCAAATGCTTTCGCACCACCTTGTACAGATCCCGTCACTGTGCTCAAGGTTGTCCTTAAGTCTTCAAATCTCGCATTGGTGGTTACTATGTCTTTGATCACCTTACCTGTAACAAGCACAGCAAGTAATGGTCCCAATGTCCTCAATGCCGCACCGGCGCCGAGTGCTGATGCTTTTACGCCATTCAATCCAGCCGCAACCCCACCCAAAGCCGCAGTGTTCTTCGCAACTACATCTATTACCAGTTTCTGTCTCGCATCAGCCATTATCTACGTCTCCTTGTTGGCATAGGAGGCTTTTGGCCACCCATGGTTGTTTTACTTTCTTTGTGTTCGAACAAAAAATACCCGGACCACAGTTCTAATTCCAATGTTGACATTTGTAATATCTCTTCAATAGACTTTTTGAGTCTATCCGCCAGTATTATTACAAACCGGAGTTCAACATTGGATTTTATTCCTTTGCGATTGTTTCCTGATCTACGGAAAGTTTCGCATTGTTGATTGCTGTACCAACCTTCACCACAACCAGTGGATCCGCTTCGTGCATCAATTTAATCCTGTCTGCGTCATGGAATAATCGTTTGCCATCTTTGTCCCTGGCTTTCACAACTATACTCTCAACGACCGCCTCAATAGTTTTCCCTGCCGCCTGCAGTTCCATCACCTTGGCCTCGTCTTTGAGTGGATATGTTGTCCTGCAATAAATGTCAGTGTCCCATTCCTCCACGTGTATTTTCTTCATTTCACCACCAATACTTGACTGGTAGTGTTTTCCTATTTTGTCCATTATACTCATGTTATATCTCCTGTTATTTTCTTATTGTTTTTAAACTTGGTCCAACAACACCATCCCGTGCTTGACTGCTCCTACCGTGCTCAAGTGCGTGTCCGTATGGTTGTGGGTTTGAAATGGTACGTTTTGTGCCACTGCCCTTCATACGCCAACTATTCTTGAACAGGCCTGAACGCACCGGTGATCTACGTTTGACCTCTTGAAGTAATTTTTCACTCACTTGCCCTATTTGTTTTTCAATGCCTTTTGTTAAGGCCTTCGTAAGCAATAATGGTTTAAAAATTATCTTCATTTTTTACTCCTATCTAGAACGGCAACATTGATACCTATGAAAGTAGTGTTGTCGCCGTTAAAGATAACTCTTGTCATTATAGGTTGGTTACTGTAACCGCTCCTGTAATTTGTCCTGACACTTCCGCAGTCACGGCACCATCATTGGCCGCCGACACTTCAAATGAAGTAACGATCATTTCGCCTGATAGTTTCTGACCCGTTGTCTCACCTGATGGGTAAAGTTCTATCGTTGCCGCCGCTGATCCCGGTGCTGTCTGTAGTGCCGCCTGGGCCGCGTCACCGTCAACGAAGTATAAACTCATTGAAGCCGTCGCGTTGGTTAGGCCTGGAACGTAAGTCCTAGCCGTGTTGCCCATTGCTGATGTCTCGATGACATCACCTGTGTTTGTTAGTGTGAATGATATGACTGATGCGATAGTAGTAGCGGAGCCACCAACATCGAACTTGGCCACACCTGATGTGCCTGCGTATGCAGTTGTATTGTTTGCCATTAGTTGTCCTCCTTAATGGATTTTATGACCTCCGCCTCTGCCTTGGTTATACGCATAGTGGCTCTCGGTCTTGTTGTTGTTTTAGTCTTGATAATGTTTTTGCTGATCACCTTCTTGCTGGCGATCACAGGTTTTTTAAAAAACACCCAACCTGATCTCAACTTCTCCTGGACCTGTTGATCCGGGACCAATTGTGAATTCCCTTGTTCGTCGTACATCTCTCTCATTA